AAAAGTATAGCCAGAGCATACATGCGACTAAACATCGTGTATACCCTGGCTAAACTCACGCGGCCTCCAGGTGAGGTGCGCAACGAACAAGTGTTCGCACTGGCCGGATCCGGATTACTTAAATGGTGCATTAAGTTACTTGCTCATGCCAATCAAATTCAATATATGAAAGTGCTTCTTCTAACTTTTCTTGTATTTCTTCATTCGTTGCGTTTTCTTCCACCCATATTGTGGTACTCTTCCTTGCACCTTCATTTCCAAAGTAGATGTTCGCATCAATACGCTTCATATCTATACCTCCATGTTATTGTACGTACTCTGTAAATCCTTAATTGCCTGCTGTCCCATCACAGCATGACCTTTATCGTTTGGGTGAGTGGGTGTTGTTTCTGAATCTGTAATATATCCACCTGTGTAACAGTTTTCAAAAGTGATTCCGTCCTTGTCAAAAGAAATCACGTTACATCCCATATATTCCGCAACTTCCCGGATTGCGTCATTATACTGAGGTAAAGTTCCGATTCCGTTTCTTGTTGGAAACCTATCATAGACAACGCGCTTGAAAATGTTAAGTGTTGCCAGATATACCATAGCATCAGGGTAAGCATTTCTTAATTTTTTGATTAGTACACACAGCCCCTCTTTGAATCCATACCCGCTCTGGACAACATCCGTATCCGGATATGCCCAAGTTGTAGAATCAAAGTAATTTTCTGTCAGTTTGGCATATGGAGAATGTGAAAAGTCATTTGTACCCCTATATATGATAATCACATCCGGAGGCGTTCTGTCCATACTTCCCGGCGTTCTGATACCGCATTTTCTGATCTGTGCATCGTGCCAGGAGTATGATGTTTTGTAAGTTTCCTCATTTCCTTCATGGCTAGTGACTGATGCCCCAGACCAGCACACGGGAATTGGTGTAAATCCCAAAACGTCCATTGCATCCTCCCACCACACACGTCTGCTTGCGTTGTTATAATTTAACGGTCTGCCTATAATCTTTCCCACATCTTCTAAAGTCGGTATAAATGTTACCTCATTGCCGATTTCTTCCGCTGTATACGTATGACCTCCAAGTGATAATCCTGCCTGTACATCATAATATGTTAAATAAGCAGATAATTGTACCCCTACATCTTCTGCCTGAATTGCAATTTCTGGTACATTTGCATATTCACCACTGCCCGGATTGCCATTGGTGCTGATACTGTCTCCAATTATGGCCACGGTTTTATTTTTCAGACTTTCTGCATTGGTTATCTGCTTGAGATTTTCTACATCACTCGGCAAACTTTCAATATTTTGAACACTATATAACTCAAATTTCGTGTTATCAATAATTCCGGTTGTCCTTGTTCCAACCGTAATAAGTGCATATACTGCGCCTATTGGTGCGTATACGTCCGCATCAAAATATACCGGTGTCTCATGTCCACCGAATCTTGACAAGATTTTATAATCACTATCAACGAAGAGTAATAGTTCTGTTCTTCGGCTTGATGGCTGATAACCGTATATATGATATTTTCTGCTTGGTATCACAGGAATAGGGTTAAATGATGCATAACCACTAGCTATATCCGTTCTAACGGCTGTGTCTGTTTCACTGTTCCAATATTGATAGTTGTGCTCTCCCAAAACATTAGTTTTAACGATGCCTATAGCATCGTCAATGAGATTTATATCGCTCTTTAATTCATTTACCGCGCCATAAATGACTTTATTTTGCACTGCGTTGGTGCTGTCCGGATCTAAGGCATCGTCAGTAGTCCAGGTGCCATATACGCCGCCGTCAATCCAGGCGCCGCCGGCATAGTAGTACCAGTGCCCATATGTATATGTGTCAGTAGTGCCGATATACACATAGATCTTACTCGTATCGGTAAGCTGTGCCGCCGCAGTAAAGGTCTTAGGATCTCCAGCCGCGGCCGCCGCAATTCTGGCACTCTCCGCGCTCTGTGCCGCGCTGCCGGCGCTCTGCGCTGCGCTGCCGGCGCTCTGCGTTGCGCTTATCTGGCTATTTCTCGCGCTTGCCGCGCTGGCATCCGCCTGGGCCGTGCTGCGGTCTGCCTCCGCTTTTGCACGCTGTACATTCGCGGCGGATTCATCCACCTTTCCTTGCACTTCCTTTGATTTGTTAAGCAGATAATCCAGATTTAACTCGTGCATGTTAACATACGGGAATGAATTATACGCCATATCTACACCTCCTTAATTTAATATGTCATTACGCAAAACTGCTCCCGGTATTTCCCGGCAAGCCAGACGTAAAAATTATACTCGGCAATGTCCAGTTCTGATATAAGCATTTGCTGAGACGTCGTTACACCTATGTTACCATGGATCCGGCCCTGCCGGCGGCCCTCGGTGCTTGTCTCCTCGGTCCCTGTCTCCTGATCACTTGTTGACGTGCTGTAGTTGTCATCCGTACGAACGGTTCCCGTCTGGGTATTCTGTTCCCGCGTGGTGAGCGCTTCTGTATTATACGGCGGCGTTGACTTAGTATTGGTAACATTGGGAGTTTCCGTCCTGGTCCCGCCGTTGCTCTGGGTCCCGGATGTCGTCCGGCCGGTGCTCTTTTCGCCGGATCCGGTCTCGGTCCATGTTTCTTCCCTATCATAATTTTCCAAAGGATTATACTCGATCTGCAGGACATCCCAGTACCTATTAAACGCCGGCAGCATGGCAGCGCTCCATGAAGCTATAGCAGCTTTCAGAAAATCCAGATCCGGATAGAGTACGGAAAACTCTCCATCCTCAAGCAGGATCATATTAATAGCGCTTTCCCTGTTAGATCCCGCCGGAAGCTGCAGACCATCAAACAGGGTATTGTCGTAATTATACAATCCTATTGTCGTAAGTTTTGCCCTCAAGGTCATCCCCCTTTTCCATAGGATCTACACGCCAGCCGGCGCGTAGCTGTAGGCCAAACATGTCATTGGCCTGTTTAAAACCTGACTGTATACTGTCAAGCCATAACTGGCAGCGCGTCCCGGTCTCCGCGTTATTCGCGTTTACCTCATCTGTCAGCATCCGTTCTTTTTTGTTATAGTTCGTGTTTGGTAATCCGATGTCTGTAGCAAACTGATTTTCTATGGTTCGGAGACTTTCAAGCATTTCAGGCGCGATGTACGTATTTTTGAGGTTCTGGGAGAAAGGCTCCCACGGTTTCAAGTTTCCGCCCTTAGGCAGGGCCTTGGTGTTAAGCACTACGGCCGGCTCTCCGGAAGTCACCTTATCAAACAGGTCTTTGTAGCTCTCGGCCGCTGCCTTGCTATCAGCATAAAAAACATAAGCAAGCCGGCTATTAAGTATGTTTACACTGATGCCTGATAATGTCAGCGCCATTAACTCCGCGTACTGGTTAACAAGGTCCATTACCCCCCAGTAATCCGGAGTGAGTTTAACTACTACACAGTCTATGCCTATCGTTCTTTCCAGTGTGTTGTACAGCGGATTAGTAAAAATAGCTTTTCTCGGTCTCTCGAATACATTGTATCCCATCAGGCCGCAGCGCTGCGGAATTACTCCGAATTCAAAGGTATCTACAATACCAATATAACCAAGACCATAAAGTACATAAAGGAAATAATCTCTGTCCCATTCCTCCGGAAGATCAAATTTAAAAACGGAAATAACTTTCTGCAGCAGGTAGCGCCGGTAATACCGGCAAAGTCCTGTGTTTTGTGTAATTACGGTGTTTGGCGTGATGGTCTGGTTAGTAAGCATTTCAGCCGGATACAATGCCGGCGCACTATTACTCATAGAAGAAACCCCCTTCCATCATTTGTTCTATCTCTTCCGCCTCCGTCCGTGTGCCGTTGATCGCGATGTGCGGAAGCATACACTTTGTGAAACCGGATAAGCTGCTGATCTGCATCCTCGCGCAGAGCGGCCGGCCAAAGTCCGTGTCATCCGCGGATGCCGTGAGCAAATATTCATGGAACAAGATAGCGTTGCCATTGGTAACACTTATAGATCTGGAGCCATCGGACCCGGTCCGGGAGACAGTAGGCGTGTTGGATTCAAGCGCGTTACCGACACTGGATCCTGCAAATAGTCCGGCCGTTGCAATGGTAGTAGCTGCTGCCGTTGCCGTGTCCAGCATTGCGCCGATTGTATTAACCGTAACCTGAGACAACGCTATAGGAACTCCCAAATTACCCTCTAGCCGCGTCATCAGTTTAGACGTAGATCCAGCATATATGTTATAAAAGACTTTGCCGGTAATTGTGTCAACGGTCCCGCCGATGATGATCTGGGTAACCTGTGACAATACCATACTGTTTAAAGCAATTTCTCCGGCGCCTGGGACATATAATCTATATCGGCTGTACGGTTCCGCGTTAAGATAGCTGCCTCTAGTGCCTGACAGCGGATGCTTAGGAATTGTAATTGTAACATCAGTGAGAACGTGAAAAGGATAAGCGCGGTTAGCAGTAATACCAGTGTCCCACCATCCTATTTTAATTGTTGTTGCCTGCGAACTATCCCCGGACCATGTGAAAGGGTACCAGAGAACAGCCACGATGTACTGTAGCGGGTTAAAGTAAAACTTGTTAGTCTCATCCAGCGCGCCAGCGGCAGCACTGTAATTAGTATCTGTATAGAGCCACGTAACAAGACTGGACATTTGCGCGGATGACAGCTCATAATAAATCGTTCCGCCTCCGGTCGTACCGGATGTTCCTGCGCCGGCAATACCGACGACAAAAGTTCCAACATAATTAAAACCCATTGAAACCTGCTGCGTCTGTGTCTGACCGTTTGCAAGTGCCGGATAAAACGTATCTATGATTTCTCCGTTGGAAGAATTTGCAGATCTAGTAACGTATTGAAATGAATTGCCGATATAATCTTTGAATGATGCCAGCGGATCCACGCGGCCACGGACGGTCCATATTCCATCCTCGTGGATAACATCCGTAACAAAATAAAACCTGCCCCACTCGACAATACGGAAGTAGTTATAATCTTTAGGATCAAAGTTTAACTCCACCTCTGGTGTCATCATCGAACAGGGACTTTTAAGAGTACCGGTCAGCGCATTACCTGCACTGGCCGGTCTGGCCGTCGAATTTATCTTTTTAACAAAATTCCAAAATGTGATCTGTACGGCCATTTGATCCCCTTTCCTTAGTCAAGAAGTAAAACGATGCCATTCTCCGTGAAGTCATTGAAGTATCTGCCCGTGAAGTGATACCAGACGTTGGAATATCCGCCCCGTGCATTAAACGGAGTAGGCGCGCTCCATGTGGAACCGATGGTGTAACCCATTGCCTCCTCGTCAAACATGATGCCAAAGATATTAGCCTGAGTTACCGGGTCGTCCGGACTGGTGAGGGTACCGTCAGCCTGCAGATAGATAGGAGTTACGCTGATGCTTTCCGGCGTATCGATAGCCTGCCAGTAATTAACCCCCTCAAAATCGACGAGACGTAAAAACTCGTTGTGGAAAACTCCGGATCTAACCTCGCTGTCAATCTCGTTAACCCTCGGATTGTACAGATATACTTTCTGGCGGGACTTCGGAGTGTGGCGGCTGATGGCCTTCCCGGTAACGTTGATATGATACTTCTGCGTTCTTTCCGTCATATAATCAGACAGGGTCTCAACACGAGCGGCCATCCACTTAACGAAATTCGGCCAGTTTGCCGGCTGCTTTACCGTCTGCGATGTGAGATTAGTGCCGGCTGCCGCGTTATACTCAGTGACAAGGTGGATAACATTCCCGGTGTCGCCGCTAATCTTTCCGCCGATAAAGTTTGCAATAATGGTTCGTGCGATGCTCTCTCGGGCCTGCTCAATCTGGTCCTGGGCATTGCTAGATACCATAGACAGGAAACTGCCAAACTGTTCCGGACCGGTAAACGCACTGTCCAGCTGATCTTTAAAGATCGTGTAATGTCTCTGGTAGACATTGGCACCGTAGTAATTGGTCTGCAGAACACTAGGCTTTTTAACAACGTACATATCGACGGACTGCCCATCGATCAATTTTAGCCTGTCGTCCTCCTCCCACGGAGAATCGGCAATCTGCAGCTTTCTAACGATATTTCCCCATCTCTGATCGTCATATGCCAGACCGCGGAACTTTGCCTCATACGGCCGGATGGAAAAGATGGTCCGGGACATAACCTGCGAAATGGCATTAAGCAGAGGATCATATCCGGCTTTAAGCGCGGTCTGGCCGACCGTGATAAATTCTGCCGTATTGGTAGGCGTGAGAACCGCTGCACCGGTCGCCTGATTCGTGATACTGGTTAGCACTGTGGCCAACTGGTTAAAAGTAAGATCATTAACTGCCATTGTTTAACCCTCCTTTAAGATTTGATTAACTCTGTTGCGGACCTGGGCATAAATCGCCGCGGCCCTTTGTTCGTTTCCGTTTCCGTATTTGCCACGGATGACGGCCCGCGCTATTACATCGATAGCCGCTGTCAGCTCGTCATCCACTGCCGGCCCCTCCGGATCGGGATATGTGAAATGGTAGCTCCAGCCGTAAGACGGCGTGTAAAAATCGGTAATGCAGATTTCTTTCCCGGTCTGGTCTCCGGTTTTTCCACCGGTGATCCGGCCGAATTCGTTGATAGATGCTTGCACAATCTGGTTAGTATTGATGCACATTACAACATGTTTCCCTGGGGTCAGATAAATATCCCCGCGTTTACGCGTGTTATAGATACCTGTTGTGATATAGCCGATGGTCCGGAGCCGATCCGCCAGTACACCGGTCCAACACGTCGGACTGATCTTAAATCCGGCCTCATGCAAACAGGTGGAAATCAGGGAGCTGCAGTCATAATCCGGACCGGTCCGGTTGGCCTGGTCGTATCCGTGCGCCGGATCCGCTGCGATGCGTTCCGCCATATCCACTGCCTTATTAATCCTTGGATCGATCATTGCCCGCACCTCCCTTAATTGCTGATGTTAGCTCGATAATAGCCATCCGCAGCTCGTGGTAAGATTCTGTTACCGTGGCAAGCTGTTTATCATACCGTTCGTTCTGTTTGATCATATACCAAAATAAAGCAAAGCACATAACGATTGGAAATCCGTACTGACTAATCAAGGTCCCTAATTCATTGACCGACATATTCCCACCTCCTTATTTAGCCGGTGCTTTACCATTAAGAAGTGTCGTCATAATATCATCGATACTTTCGGTTTTGCCCGTCGGCGCCGCTCCGGATGCGTAGGCGAGATTAAGTTTCTGCAGCTCCTGCACCATTTTACGCAGATAGTCAACTTCGGATTCTCTGCCGGCCGGATCATCTGCCGGACCAGACGCAGGAGCTTCTTGTTTCTCCGGAGCTGCCGGTGTTTCCGGTGCTGCCGGCGCTGCAGGAGTTGCCATTTTTAAGATCTCCTCTTTTGTAAATCCCGCATCGATCAATTTAAGCATCTGCTCGATTGTCATAATAGTTGCCTCCTTTGTTTAATTATTGCTGTGAACGGCTTTCGCCGTATCCACTTCCACGGATAATATCTCGGCCGGGGTATATAGCCCCATGGTATCCAGTAGCAGTCAGCGCCGGATGCCAAAGCCGCCATAGCTGCATCGTATTGGCTGCCGCCTCCGGCTACCCAGCGCCCGCTATCATAGTGTATTTGGGACATATTAGCGTACGCATATTGTATTACGTAGGCCGGCGCTCCGGAGCTCGCCGGGAAACATTGCGCTGCCGTGTAAGCTCCGGCGCGGATCGCCATACTAAACAGGCTCCCCAACACGACCGGGTCCGTCGGTGTCCATGACATATAAGACAGCGCAACGTCTAAGTAATCTTCTATGCCGTTTACATCCTGAAAATTTTGAAACTGGTCAAAATTACGGTTGGTGTAATCCTCAAATAGCTGATGCAATCCGCTATTATTGATAAGCTGCGAGTTACCCGGACCCAGTTGAATATATTGATTGAATCCGGCGTATCCGGTCGGATCCTGGGCGACGCAGTATTGCATAAACGGGACTAGGCCGTACTGATAATCAAACTGATACCGGCCGTATGCCTCGCCGGTCGTCTGGATCACATATAGCCCGCGAGGATCATCGTAATCGTAGTAACTTTCGTAATTGGTCCAGCCCATCCAGCAGTAGCGGCCCAAATCGATCTCGCCGGCATAGCGCCATAGACTGGTATACTCAGAATATGTCGATGTATAATCGTTAATTGACACATCGCGCTGCGGGTTACTAGGGTAGTGATCATGCGCGCCCATGGTCACGCCGGAACCGGATCCGCCGGAATAGACCATTTCACAATGACCGGAGCGCCAGACAATATCGCCCGGTTTCCACTCACCGGTAATAGAGACCTGCTGAAAACCGACCAGTGGAAGCTCCTGCGGCATAACGGATGTCGTCCACGCGTAACTATGGCCGGTCATCGCGGCCATGTCCCAACCGTTATGTTTCAAGGCGTACCATATAAAAGAGCTACAATCATAATAAGTAATGCCGTCTATGGTCTGTTCTTCTCTATAGGCTTGCGAATACTGGACATTGGGATCCGCGCAGCGGGACACGGCCCACTGGATCGCGCCGTTTATGCTTTCCGCCATTGTCCCACCTCCTAATTTTAAAAAAGGGAAATGGTTCTTGGCCGCTCCCGGCCTTGCCAGCGCTTCCGGCGCTTGAGTATGGCTCCATTTCCCTATCAGTTATTATATTATATTTGTATCATACGAATGTCAAGTATACTGTTTTAAAAATAGTGACTTTAAATCATAACTCTCAAATGTTAGTGTTTTGGCCACATACTCCCAGTAGAGCCAGCCAAAAGACAATTTGTAATTTTCGCGGCCAGGATCCGTCGCCAGATCAAAATATTCGGCATCGTTTTTAACACTGGTGACATAGTATGTGCCGTTTGTCTTATGTGCGTAAACGTAGAAATCAGATGTTGCCGCCAGCGGCTTAAAACCGGCGAGGGACATACTGCGCACCTGGCTAAAGTCGTTGTTAGAAAACTCATTATCGAGCGCCATATCTTTAAAATTTCGGCTTGCCGCTACCTTATATAAAGCAGTACCGGCTTTCCGGGCGCTAATCGGTGACTGCTGCGGCATGATCAGACATACTCCGCGCTCGCGGTTTAAGTAAAACTCCTGACCGCGTTTCAACATCTGAATAGCTTTTTCCGTCAAACCCAGCGCCTTAAATGCGGCATTGTCCACATTGTTAGAGTTGGCAAGACAATACATTTTCAACGGCGGCCTGCCCTGCAGCTCCCGGTTTCGGTTGATCGTCTCGTATGCGTTTAGAAACGCCTCCGGCTCTCCCGGCATCGGCCGCTCGTGAGGTTCCGGGATAAACTCGTCATAGATTAGAGTTTTTATACCTTGCCCGGAGAAACCTCGCAAGTTTGCGATGGTTGACAGCGCCAGTGTATACCCGCGCAGCTCCGGCGCTTCCTCTGTTCCGGTGTAGATCGCGCTGTTATTTTTGCTTATAGGCTTTAACCAAACGTCTATACCGGTGTCCTCGGTGATCGGTTTAAACGGAGAAAACTCCGGCCGGCGTACCATATCAATCTGGTTCTGTGTCCGTCTCATCAGGGCAAAAATTTCCCCGCTCTCGATCTCATGCCGGAGCGCTCCGTATGTCTTTCCGATGGCCCGCGCGCCGACGATCAGCACAAAAGGCACATTAATCGTGCTTATTTTGGCAAAATTCAAATATCCGTTTTCATCATATATGTTCATTACTGCAGTACCTCCGGATTACTTAATCCTAATAAGTTAGTGTACTCTAAAGTCATTCCTAGCGTGTATGTAGTGTCCACGATGCCGATGCCGCCGGCCGTCAGCATCTGACAGCCGTCCACGGTGATATAGTGCGGGTCCTCGTAGGACCGGTAAGCAATTGTTCTTCCGGATATACCCTCTGGGACAGTTACCCCAACATGAAAATTGTTAAGGTCATCTTTAAAATAGGTAGCTGCTTTCTTAGACAGGCCGGCAACGGTGATATGTGTCCCGGTCTCGTCTTTATAGATGTACTTTTTTGCACCCAGTGTTTTAAACTCGTCTATGTCCTTGTCTACTTCCGCAATGCCCAAAAACCGTCTCTTACCCTTACTGTCATCGGACCAGACGCGCATGTCCATATGTGAGGTTCTGGCTATCAAATCATTGTTCCACTGTTCAAATTCCGCTTCCAGTGATCCGTCATTAATATAGTAGATACTGTCAGTATCACAGTAAAGAAAATGATCGGGGCCGGCTATCCGGATCAGCTCATGCAGGCGCTTCCGCACATGTGCTGTGACGTATAGCGCCCACTGATAGGGCAACACGTTGTTGCGCGAGTTAAAATACTTGTGTATGGCATCCTCCAGATCCTTTGGTTTTTCTATCCACTCCTCACCGGTAAAAAGCAGCTCGTAATCATGTATTTTGGTAGCAGCGCAGCCATAGCAGGCATTAAGAAGAGCTTTGCTTTTATTGTACTCGTATAACTTATCCAGCAGGCCCTTTAGCTGCGTTTTACCGTCATAATATTTTAGCACTGTCTCCCGGATCGGGACCGGTAGCAATGCTTTATTAAAGTAGAACGCCTTAATAACTTTCATAGTGCTATACTTATACTCATCTTTGATGATCTGATAGTCTATCTCAGTTATGACGAGGTGGACAAAATCAGCAGATAACACGCGCCCATTATCGATAGCCACATGATGCCGCTGCAATGTTTTGGATACGGGTATGTATGGATCCGGAGCGGCCGTCGATAAGTCCCAATAGAAAACCTCCATGATCACATGGAAATTGCTCGTGTAATAATCCATTTGCTCCTGGCTCTCGATCTTGCACCAGATCGGAGGTCCGGAGGGGAATGTCTCCTGCATCATTACGGCCGGATAGGCCGATGCAAAATCCCGGCAGCGGTTTCCGTGATGTATTCGGTCTGCCATATAGCGCGAGGCGTGGGTATCTCCGCCTCTAAAGCCGTTTTCCATCATTTTATATTGTTCCGCTGTATACTCCATATCTTGGAACTTTTTGTGATAGCTTTTTGACTTCCTGCAGGCCGCGCGCATATCACGCCTGACAAACGCAGTAGATGTAAGCGGCATTTGGATAAAACGATCGTGCGTATGATAATCCGCTATTACTTCCGCCAGACCGGCCACGTCGTTATAGCAATAGCCTTTTTCTATCTCGGATAGAACAGTGTCAGCCGTTCTAATTTCTTTATAGTCAAAGGCACCTTCCTGCAGTTTGCGATGTATACATCCTCTCGCGTGTTCACATGCTTTCCGAAGGCTCATGTTTGTGAGGGCATAGCTGCAGCGCCACTCCCAGTTAATAGACGGCTCACGGATCACCAGCACATCATTCGCGCCACGTGCAAAGATTTCGCTTTCCGGATCCAGAAACCGGTTCATAAACACAAATTCGAAAGAAAGGTTATGCACGTAAACCATGATCGTAGAATAGATCATGCCGCGCCGGCTGTACTCGCTATAAAAGCGGTTCCTGAATGTTTTAAACTCTTCCCATCTCCTGCCGAAAATCACGTGATGCGCTCCGGAGTAGTAGACATCCATCTGCCAGTGATACATAAAGCCGTAGGGATCCGCGCCGGCCGGCTGCATGGTAGTACTTTCAATATCAAACGTGATAAAAATATTTTCGGCCGTTTCTCTCTTCCAGCCTCGGGAAAACACAATGTTTGGAAGATCCTCGTAAGGGAAGTTATCCACATTCCATACACTTTCTGTGGATAACTCCTCAGTGTCTCCTCGCACTACGGGGACAGAAATAAATCTTAAGGCATCGCTCATGATAGAATAAATCCTCCTTGCGCCTATTTTGGATATATTCCCACTGGTCACTCGGTTTAACCGGCTCGCCGCAGATCGGGCAGTAGTACACCCGGTTTTTCTTGGCCGCGGCTGCCATCTTTCGTTCAGCATATTCTCTCATCGGATCGCACCTCCGGACATGATCATGCGGTATCCCTCGCTCATGATCTCCTGGGCCTCGCGCGCGGACAGCTCACCGGATTCAAACTCTTCCAAAGCATCAATAGCGGATTGTATGTTCTCGTCATCGTCTGTAGCATTCGCCCACATTTTCATTACCTGATCGGAGGATAACATTTTGCTATCCACAAAGCGGTTTAACAGGCCGGAATAGACCAGATTATCTATGGCATCCGCTGCACGTTCCGGATCCGCTCCGTAACCTTTGAATTTATCTTTCAGCATCTTTTCCCGTTCTTTCATCAGGGCCGTATAACCTGTTTTGGTCGTGCTTTTAGCATCTTGAAACCTAAGCATCTGGGCTATTGCTCTGTTTCGCTCGGCCATAGATCCGGCCTGCTTCCACGTAGGGATTTCTCCCTTGTCTATGATGCCTTCCAGCCGGCGGAAAAGCTGCGATGTTTCCGGCATGTAGTTTTTCATGCGGTCTCGCCGGTGCAACACTTTATCACGCAGCTTGTTATAGGCTTTCTCCAGATTTTCGCCGGCATGTTGTTTCAACCATGTGTTGTAAATATTGTAAAGCATGATCTCTCCTTATGAAAAAGGACCGGCCATCCGGCCGGCCCGTGAAAAGTTAATTAGATAATGTCAACGTTGTAAAACGATCGGCTCGGATCCTGCTTGGATCTCCGGAGATCAATCCGCAGCATGTACGGATCCTTCTCGCCGGTCATCTCGCGGACGAGGGTCATAATCTGCTCGCCGGCCGTCTCGGCGCCGATCTGGAACCAGCCCTCATAGCGTTCACCGGTTCCTAACTCGGCGCTCAGCTCGATGCAAACTCCATGCATTACATAGAGGTCAAAGGATCCGCCCTCCTTTTTAGGAAATGCAGCATGTACGGCGATGTCCGGATTTTCGATAGTGCAGGTTCCATGGGCCTTGATCACCTCGGAAACCTTAATAAAGTTAGAATTGTCCAGGACAAGCCTGTCCTTCTTGCTCAGCTCACGTGTTGTGTCTTTGACGTTTACTCTCATTTCTTACTCCTTTCAATGTTTGGCAGGTCAATGTATTTAACCTGTTTTTGATGAGTGACCATCCAATTATGGACAGTCAATGGAATGTTTGTGTATCTCATCCAGCGGCCACTTGCATAGCCTACCAGAATATGATCAGAATGTACATATACGTAAGTAATACGCTTTTTGGCTTCCGGTTGGATCCGGCCGCCGCGGCTCATTTGCTGGCCCCCTTGTCAATATTGTCAGAAAAACAGCACATGCAATCAATCTCGGCCAGCACATCATTAATTTTCTTTTTGTATCTTCTCTCAAACCAGTTGTGCACCTCATCATACGCGCGCATCCAGTTAAAGCCGATGTACATACATAAATTGTAACTGTCTTTACCTTTATAATTAGGGTAATATCTTACTTCAAATAGGACCCTCTGCGATTTATCCTTATCCGGATGATAAAAAGTGCTAACTCTAAGCATATCTGCATCACAGTAAAAATCCCTAGTTTCAATTTGTGAATATCCCGGCATCATCACTTTGCCTCCTTATTATCGTGTTCATCCGCCATAGAAGATAATATAGCGTTATATAAGTCCTCGCACATAAATGCGTATACCGGCCTCATAACCGGATCCTCTTCGATGATAAGTATGCGAGTAGCGTACAAAGCCAGTATACCGGCCATTGCACTAGCTTCAGACGTTAATTCAATATCAGATACATTACGATCTTCGGCTAGGCTGTGCATGTGATGACGTACCATATCATTCATATCTACATATAAATCCAGTGCTTCTTTTAATTCTGGCATTACTGTACCTCCTTCTGCCAACGCGGCAGGTTACATTCAACCTCGTGAGATGCCTGATTCAGGACTTTGTTGTACTTCCGGACCAGATCACATCTGGCATAATCAACGGCACGGTCCCAGTACAACTCGGCCGTTGTGTAATCTTCTCCCTCATATACGCAATATGGATCCTCACTTGGTTGATCCTGCTGCCAGACTTCATATGTTGCTCCTACGTCATCGCTCCGGATGTACCAGTAAATCCTGGCATCACCGATTGTCCATGCATTCCGGTAAACGATTGGTCCTTTTCTCATTTGTTATACCTCCTATACTTGTTTGACTTGAGGGCCTATTCCCTCAGCCTTAATTATACCGCGGCTCTGGCCGGCAGGGTGTACTGGTATTGTATTTTTTTATACAATAGTGTTACATTATTTAAACACATTAACATATGAGCAGTTTTTCATATAACCGGCCAGTGCGAACACTTGTTCGTTGCGCACCTCACCTGGAGGCCGCGTGAGTTTAGCCAGGGTATACACGATGTTTAGTCGCATGTATGCTCTGGCTATACTTTT